AACAATCAGCACTAAACAAACTTAAAGCATTAGGTTTGAATGATGCTGAGATTAAAGCGATCATAGGAAATTAAACATGCTATCTTTAGATTTCATAGTTAAATTTTTTGTGATACTAAATAACAACCAAGTTAAAAAAATTTAAGTATGCCACTAACAAGAATAAAATCACTAGGAATAACTGATGGTACAATCGTCAATGCTGATATTAATGCTAGTGCTGCTATAGATTCTACTAAGTTATCTGGCGTTCAAGGTAAATTTGAATCTCAATTACTTCATGTAAGAGATGAAAAGGCTAGTGGAACTGCAGGTGGAACTTTTGATTCTGGAGCTTGGAGAACAAGAACATTAAATACATCTTTGACAAATGAAATTAGTGGAGCATCTTTATCTTCAAATCAAATAACTTTACCAAGTGGAACATATTTTATACAAGCAACAGCACCTTGTTTTTTTGTTAATTCTAATCAATTAAAATTAAGAAATATAACAGATAGTACAGATACATTAATTGGACAATCTGGATTTTCAGATAATAATGCTCCGTCTGGTGGATATGGTGATGCTATAAGTTATGTAATAGGAAGATTCACAATATCAGCACAAAAAGTTTTTGAATTACAACACAGATCTTCTGCTTCAGCTGCAACAAATGGTTTTGGTTTATCTTCAGGTTTTTCAGTAACAGAAGTTTATGCAAATGTATTAATATGGAAGGTAGCATAATATGAAATACGCATTAATTAAAAATAACAAAATAGAATTAATATCATACGAACCTATTGAAGGATATATTGAAGTAGATGATAATGTATTTGCTGATATGATTAAAAAACCAGATGGTTCTTTTAATTATTCAGATGAATTTTTAGCAGAACAAGAACAAAATAGAATTGCAGAACAAAATAGAATTGAACAAAAAAAATTAAACAAACAATCTGCTTTAAATAAATTATCTGCTTTAGGTTTAACTGCAGATGAGATAAAAGCTATTATAGGATAACATGGCATATATCGGCAAACAAAAAATATTTATAAATAACAAATATAAAGTTTGGCATGATAAGATAATTGCCAGAGCTAACAACAGAACATTAGAAGGATATAAAGAAGTTCACCATATCATTCCTAAAAGCTGTGGTGGTTCAAATGATAAAAATAACCTTGTAGCTTTAACAGCTAGAGAGCATTACATTATTCACATGCTATTGCCATTCTGTGTAACTAAAAAATATAGATTTAAAATGATTAAAGGTTTTCTTTATATGAATGTAAAACCAAAAAGCACACAAAGATTTTATAAAATTAATTCAAGAATGTATCAAAAGTTTAGAATTGAATATGGTATTTTACATACAGGATTTAAACATACTGAAGAAACAAAAATGAAAATGAGAGGAAGAATACTTTCAAATGAAACTAAAGCAAAGATTAAATATGCTAGACAGTTTCAGGTTTGCTCAGATAAACAAAGAAAAAATTATAGTAAAATATATTCTAATTTAATTTGGATTAATAAAGATAACAAATCTAAAAGAATAAAAAAAGAATTAAAACAAGAATATTTGAATAATGGATATAAACTTGGTAGAGATATGTCTTACATGACTAAAGAATTAAAAAATATATATTCACAAAAAACAAAAGCATATTGGGAAAGGAGAGTAGCATAGTTGTCATATATTGGACGTACTCCCATTGTAGGAAACTTCGTTAAGCTAGATGCAATTACTACATCTGCTACAGCTACATACAATTTAACTAATGGTGGAGTTGCTTACTATCCACAATCTGCAAACAACTGCATCGTATCTTTAAATGGAGTTATTCAATCGCCAACTTCAGCTTATACAATATCAGGTTCAACAATAGTATTCTCAGATGCTTTAACTTCATCTGACACAATAGATTTTATTTTAGTATTAGGTGATGTTCTTTCAATAGGTACTCCTAGCGATGGTACAATAACTTCTGCTAAACTTGCTTCTGGTGTATCTGGATTAATTTCTTGGCAATCAGTTCAAACATCTGGTTTTACTGCTGTTGCTGGTAGAGGTTATCCTTGCAACACAACTTCATCTGCATTCACAGTAACATTACCTGCATCACCTTCTGCTGGAGATACAATTATATTATTAGATTATGCAGGAACTTGGGATACAAATAATTTAACAATTAATCCTAATAGTAATAAAATTTTGGGACAAACTTCTAATGTTGTAGCTTCTAAAGATAGAGAAGCATTAACATTAACATATATAGATTCAACACAAGGTTGGTTACCAAATTCTGGTTATCAAGAAAGTACAAGTGGTATAGGTATTCCTTATTCAATAGATTTTTTAGTCATAGCTGGTGGAGGTTCTGGTGGTTCGATAGCGGCTGGAGGAGGAGGTGCTGGAGGATATAGAACTTCTACTCAAACAGTATCACCAGGAACAGTAATTACAGTAACAGTAGGTGATGGTGGTGCTAGTGTTTCTGGACCATCAAATAGTGGAAATTCAGGATCAAATTCTTCAATTTCAGGTTCAGGATTAACAACAATAACATCAGCTGGTGGTGGTTTAGGTGGATTTTATGATGCAGTTGGTGGTAATGGAGGTTCAGGTGGTGGTGGAGGTGGAGGTTTTTCTTCTAAAGCTGGAGGTTCTGGAAACACTCCAAGCACATCTCCAAGTCAAGGTAATAATGGTGGAACTGGATTTTATGATAATGCTACTGAGCGTGCAGCAGGCGGCGGAGGTGGTGCTAGTGCGGTTGGAGTTAATGGAGTATCCTCAGCTTCAGCAGTAGCAGGTAATGGTGGAGCTGGTACAGCTTCTTCAATAACTGGTTCTTCTGTAACTAGAGCAGGTGGTGGTGGTGGAAGTTGTAATGCACCAGGAATGACAGGTGGTTCAGGAGGAGCTGGAGGCGGTGGAGCTGGTACATCTGGTGCAAATCCAGGAACAGCAGGAACAGCAAATACTGGAGGTGGAGGGGGTGCGGCAGGTAATGGACAATCATCTGGTGCTGGTGGTAAAGGAGTTGTTATTTTAAGTGTACCAACTGCTAGTTATTCATCAACTACAACAGGTTCTCCAACAGTTACAACATCAGGCAGTAATACAATTTTACAATTTAATGGTTCAGGGAGTTACACAGCATAATGGCATCATTTGCAAAAATAGGATTGAATAATAAAGTAATAGAAGTTCTTTCTGTTAATAATGAAGTATTAAAAGATTCTAATGGAATTGAAAGAGAAGATATTGGTATAGATTTCTTAACAAAATTAACTGGTTATCCAGTATGGAAACAAACATCTTATAATACTCATGGTGGAGTTCATAATAATAATGGAACACCTTTAAGAAAAAATCATGCTGGAATAGGTTATATTTATGATGAAGAAAGAGATGCTTTTATTCCTAAAAAACCATATAATAGTTGGATATTAAATGAGCAAACTTGTTTATGGGAATCTCTAATACCTTATCCACAGGATAACAATCAATATAAGTGGAACGAACAAAATCAATCTTGGGATTTAATAGAAGATAATATATAATTTAATCAAACAATGATTGAATCTAATATTAATGGGATATTCCCAACACCTATTTATATATCTAAATTAAATAGAAATCTTACAAATAAAGAATTATCATTTATTGATAAGACTAAATTAAATATTTATAAAAACGAAGGCAACACAACTTCTAATGATAATTACATTTTAAATCATAAATCATTTAAGGATTTAAAAACAGATTTAGATTTAAGAGTTAAAGATTATTTTAAAAAGGTTATATCTCCAACAAATGCAATTACACCTTATATTACTCAGTCTTGGTTAAATTATACTGAAACAAATCAATATCATCATAAACACGAACATCCTAATTCATTAGTATCAGGAGTATTCTATATTAATTGTGATGATAAATTTGATAAGATTAAATTTTTTAATGATAATTATAAAACAATTAAACCAGAAGTAAAAGATTGGAATATTTGGAACTCAGAATCTTGGTGGTTTCCTGTTAAGACTGGAGATGTAATACTATTTCCTTCATCTTTAACTCATATGGTAGAAACTAAACAAGGAGATAATACTAGAATTAGTTTAGCTTTTAATGTTTTTATAAAAGGAACAGTTGGTAATAATAAAAACTTAACAGAACTTATATTATGACAGTAAGAAAATTATCTGTTGAAGCAACTATAAAACGATACACAAACGAAAATGGTTTTGCTTGGGGTATTAATACAGTAATGAAATCTTTAGTTCCTGAAGCTAGTTATGATTTAACTTCTGCTGGTGAATTTATTATAGATAGATGGGATAGCATATATCCTCAACCTACATCACAAGAAATTAGAGATGAGTATATAAGACAGCAAACTATAGCTGAATGTATTGAATATTTTAATAATAAAAAATGAATATATTAATAGCGATACCTTGCTATGGTGGAAATGTTTCTAACTTAACATTCCATTCCATATTAAATACATTACGTTGGTTAAACGATCAGGGACATAATATTAGAGTTGAAACACTTCCAACCGAATCCTTAATCAATCGTGCTAGAAATAAGTTTGTAACTAAGTTCCTGGATAATAAAGAATTTAATGGTACGCATTTATTATTCATTGATGCTGACATAGGTTTCACTATTGAGAATCTAAAAAGAATAATAGACTTTAATAAAGAAGTTGTAACCTGCACTTATCCTGTAAAAGGTTTCTATTGGCAGCAATTACTAGATCGTATCAAGAAGAATACAAACATAGATGAGAAGCAGAGAGGTGTTGAAATAGACGAACAGCTAATGCGTGATTATTTGCTTCAGTTTAATGTTAATCTATATCCTAACACAGAATTTAGAGATGGCTTTGCAAGAGTAAAAGAAAGTGCCACAGGTTTCATGATGATTAAACGTGAAGTATTTACTACAATTATGGATAAGAATCCTCAGCTTAAATACAAACCAGATCTAAGAACAGGAATAGAAAACTCTCAGAACGCATACGATTTCTTCCCTGTTGGTATCTATAAAGAAAAAGATGGTGTTAATAGATTTTTATCTGAAGATTATTACTTTTGTAGATTAGCTGAAGAGTGTGGCTTTGAAATCTGGACTGACTTATCTACTCCTATAAATCATTTAGGATCTACAGAATACTACGGCAAATTCATAGATCAAATAAACAGACGTTAAGTCTTGTAAATATAATATCATATATTATATAGCTGTCATGATACCTTATAACGAACATGAACTGGAGTTTTTAAATGCTTGATTACAAATCAATCAAAGAATACTGGACTAAGTTTTACGCAGATGCTTTTGAAGATGCTAAGAAGTTTTGGAAAGACTATGCTAAAGCAGTTGAAGAATTCTATAATAAAAATAAATAAATAATAGTTACAAAACAATAAGTTATAAAAAATAATTTTATTTACTTATTATTCAATTAACCTTATCTCGCACCTGCCAAACCAACTATAGGAGTTAGCATGGCAAAGAAACAAAAATCAGCAGAAGATATAATCTATCAGATTAAAGATCTGCTTGACGATCTAGAACTTAAGATCAACCCAGAAGATAATTGGGATGATGAAGATGAGAACGAAGATCTTGATATAGATACTGACGAAGACGAAGAAGAGTAATCTATAGGATAAGGGTGGTAGAAATACCACCTTTATTTAAATATCCCCATACAATTCACAATTGACTTTTTATCCACAACCACTATAGGTGGTGTATGAAAAGAAAGAAAACAGCTATATCTGCTACAGCTATAAGATTATCTTCTTATGAGAAGTATTCAAAAGAAAGAATGGATACAATCATTAAGAGATTAGATGATCTCACAGTTGAAGTTAAAGATTTAAGAACTGATGTGAGCATGGGTAAAGGTGTCATAGCATTTCTAGTAGTCATTGGTAGCATAGCAGGTTCAGTAATAGGTTTCTTTCAATTCAAAAACTAAAACAACACAGGGTTACATTGTAGTGAATTTAAAACATCGTAAGGGTATTACATCACAACTAATAGCACAGTCTTATTTTAGCACACAACCTAATGTGTTAGTCTTCACACCTACAGGTGGTGTTGGTCCAATAGATCTTGTTGTATTTAATACTAAGACAAATGAATATACTAACTACGATGTTAAGACTGTATCTTATAGAAAGTCAGATACTAAATATGCACACAAAAAGAATGATCGTATAAATAGATCTCCATCTAAAATACAAAAAAATTTAAATGTTAAGATTGTTTATGTATATGAAGATGGTAAGGTACTTATAAAATAAATAAATTTATTTTAAGGTAGTAGTTAAATAAAACAACAGGGAGTTACAATGTACGAAGATCTTAAATCAAGAATAAAGAAGCACGAAGGATTCTTAGCTAAGGTTTACCTTGACTCATTAGGTAAAGCTACCATTGGCTATGGTCATTTACTTACAGAAGAAGATGACTTTGTTGAAGGAGTTATCTATGACAAAGATATATTAGAAGCATTATTTGAAAAGGATTTTAATAAAGCTGTGCAAGGTGCTGAAGAGTTATTAAAAGGATATGAGATAGCTCTTGTAGCTAAAGAAGTAATTATTGAAATGGTATTTCAATTAGGAAAGACTGGAATATCTAAGTTTAAAAAAATGTTTGATGCTTTAAAGAATAATGAATATAGTAAAGCTGCTGATGAAATGTTGAATTCAGCATGGTACAGACAGACACCATCTAGATGTGAAGAGCTGTCTAACTTAATGAGAAGTTGTTATTAATATGTGGTGGAACATTATACCTACAGTAGTTAAAACTGGTGCTGAGATCTATAAAAATCATAAGCAATCAGAACTATTAGAATCAGAAGCTGAACGCAGATACTATGAGCGTATGGCTAAAGGTGAGATTGAATATCAAAGAGATGTTTACGACCAACAAGACAAATCATGGAAAGATGAATTTGTTTTAATAATAGTATGTATTCCAATTATTGTATTATCTTATGCAATCATTAGTGATGATGTTAATATCAAATCTAAATTAGATTTATTCTTTGATTACTTTGGTAAGTTTCCTACTTGGTATCAATGGTTAATCGTTGGTATATTTTCCGCAATTTACGGATTAAAGCCGACACTAGATATATTTAAAAAATAATGTCTGATCAAATCATGACATCATCTGGTCAAATGTATAGCAAGAAAGTATCTTTGTTATCACAGCAAGGTTCTAATGTTAAAGTAAAGGTAAAGAAAAAGAATGGCAAAAAAGCACTTAGAAAATAAACATATAAGAAAGCCACCAAAGAAGCGAAGAGGCAGACACACTAAGCGTGTAAATAAACACAAGACATATAAACCATACGTTGGTCAAGGAAGGGTATGATACAATTATTATTAATCAAGTTAAGCAACTGGTTAATTGGTGAACCTGTTAAAAAGAAAAGACATATAGTAAAATTTAAAAAGGTTATAAAAAAAGGAAAGAAGTTTATATGATTAAAGTTAAAATTAGCAAATGTATTTTTTGGTTATCAAGAGGATTCTGTTCTTTACTCAAACAATGTAGATGTGATAGAGTAAATGAGGATCACTTTAATCCTTTTAAGGAGAAATTATAATGGTTAAAAAAATGTATCAAAATCCAAGTGGTGGATTAAACGAAGCAGGTAGAAAATATTATAATCGTACTGAAGGATCTAATCTTAAAGCTCCAGTAAAATCAGGGACCAATCCAAGACGAGTTTCTTTTGCTGCACGCTTTGGTGGCATGAAAGGATCTTTATTATCTAAGTCAGGTAAACCAACAAGATTAAAGCTAGCACTCAAAGCCTGGGGATTTAGTTCTAAGGAAGCTGCTAGAAATTTCGCTGCAAGACATAAGAAAAAATAACAATGGCTAAACGAAAGGTAATACTTAAATCATGTGGCTTCTGTCATATGTGTGGCAAAGAACACATGAGTAATGAAGGTGGATGGGTTATTAATGCAGAGAAACTTAATTTTTGCCATAGTTTAGAGCATAGTTGCTATGAGATTTACTTTAATAATGTAAGAGCAAAAGAGAAACAGTCATCTGTTATTAACAATAATAATGACAAACGTATGGAAATGTATATAGAATATTTAAAGAAACAAAAGTGTAAACATAAATACCAAGGAGAATAATATGCCACTTAATGTTAAAGGTAAAAAGATTTTAGCAGCTATGCAAAAAGAATACGGAAAAGAAAAAGGTAAAGCTGTATTCTATGCTTCAGAGAATAAAGGAACTATTAAAGGTGTTAAGAAAAAAGGCAAATCATTAATGGCTAAATAATATGGATAAATCTAAATTTCATAAAACTAAAGAAGGTAAGATGGCTCGTAAGGGTTTATACTATAATATAAATCAGCGTAAGAAAGCTGGTACATCTAGAAGTAAATCTGAATCTACTATATCTAAGAAGTCTTACAAAAGTTTATTAGCTGGTTTCAAAGATTAAGTCTTTACATTATCCATCACATACTTATATCTATTCCAAATAACATTCTCTGGTTTCCAGAAATGCTCTTTGTTAAATTTCATTTTAACATGATGGATCATTGTAGTATGATCTCTATTACCTAAGATAACTCCAATCTTAGTGAATGGCATATCATACTTATCTCTTAAAACATTTATAAGTATTGATCTTGCAATTACTGCCTGCTGTATTCTAGTCTTAGCAATAATATCATTTACATTAACACCAAGTTGATTGGCTACGATTGTTAAGATCTCTTTAACATTCTCAGGTACAACTACATCATTAATAGTTACATACTTAACTACTTCTTTAATAACAGTTTGTTTATGTCTGATGTTTGTTTTAAAAAATTCTTTGGCAAGTTTATATCCACTCTTAAATCCTAAACGATAAAACTTTCTATCTCTATCAGATACATTCTCATACACATTGGCTGTGTATCTTAATTTGATTTGTTGTCTAAACTCTTTTAACGTCATGACTTTCCCTTTCAGTTGTAAACAACTTTACGTTGTCTTTCGTTGTTATGTTAATAATGACTTATGCCATTATCTTTTCTTTTGTCTGCTCAATTTTAAATATCAATCTCTTAGAATCATTTAGATTCTTTTGATATTTATGAAAGAACTCAAGAGCTTTGCGATGTCGCATCTCTTGTAGATCTCTCATCTTTTGCAGACGAATCTTTAGTTTTTCCACAAACTAAATCATCCTTCTGTTTAATAGTTGTAAAAACTGTTTTGATACTGCTAATCTTAACATCAATCACTACACCTTTGGCAGCTGGATCTGATGCAATTTCTGCACTATCAAATTCTTCTGTATAAACAAAAGAACATTCACAGTTCTTATTACGAAGGAACTTTACCACTATTTATCCTTTTTGGCAATACTGTTTTTATTCCTTAGATTCTTAGTCATCTTACAGTAAATGGCTAGATCATCGTAGCTATCAGCTTTATATTTCTTAGTGCAACGATATAGTTTAAGTGCCATCATTAAATGACCAACATCTTCAGGTGTTAATGCCAATCTTATTTTATCAAATAATACTATGGAGAATAGCTCTGCAAGTAATGCAAAGTTTTCTTCATAATCACCATAATCTTCTTGGCGATCTTTAATTATTTTCTTTTGTATCTTTTCTTCAATGTCAATAAAGTCTTCTTTGTTAATCATGTATATCCTTTTCATTTGTTTACTCTACCCTCGGGGACAACGAAAGGGTGGCTGAGAACAGCCGATGAAAACCCCAAGGGTAGAATGAATAACAATTATTAGTTGTTATTAGTATTGTCTATTACCGAAAGACTTATTGCTTGTAAATGGTTTCTTTTGAAATCCACCAGCTTTAAATCCAGGTTGTTTATTTGCTCCTGTTGTTACTTGTGCTTCTTTCTTAGTTAAGATCACAGTGTATCCACCTGTTGGATTACCTTCTATGTCTGTTCCATCAAACGCACAATAGTCGTACCACTCACCATTAATATTCACATTCATCTTCCAGTTTTTTCCCTCTGGAGCTTTTGGTGAATTAGGTGCAACCATCACTGGTTGATTGTCGCCTGCTTTTTTATTTAAGTTAGGAACAAGATTTAAATATATCTTGTTCTTTGGTTGGTCGTTCATCTATACCTCATTTTGAGTTGTGATCTCATCACGCTTACTATTAAATTTATTTAAAATAGAATTGTAAGTTGCAAGATCTTTTATTTTTATCTGATTAAGAAGATCTTTGTTTGCTCTCCAAAGGAAATCTAGTTTCGCAGTGTGAGGAGCAAATGCTATCTTCTTTGTCAGTTCATTAACTATACTATCATCATAATTTATATTGTTTGATGTAGTATCTTTTTCATTCATTGGCTGTACTGGAATATCTAATTCCTCATACTCTTCCTTTGAAGTTATATCTTCAAGAAGAATACCCATGAATGATAAAGCTCGTGTGATTGCAAATGTTTCAGCAATCTCTAAGTAGCCTGGTTTATCTCTGTATTGTTTAGAGTAACCTGTTGCTACAATATGTTCAGGATCTGATTTAGTTATAATACATTTCATTATAACATAACGATCAGAGTGTTCTTGTATTACACAATTGATTCCATACTCAGTACCAAACACTTCTCTAAAGTATTTAATCTTACTCCAAGCTGATACTGTTTTCTTTCTATGTTGATTTAAGTATGAGCCATGAGCTGCACACAAATCATTAACTTGTTTTAGTTTGTCTTTCATTCGTTGTTTCCTTTTTGTTGTTTAAACCCAATCTATTTTTTAATCTATAGACTAAGTCATGTCGTTCATGAATGCAAGAGTAAGCAAATACTTCTTTACCATTATAGTATAATCTACTCCTGTTATTAACCACTTGATGTTTAGTTAATCTTTTAAAAAACTTATCACAATTATAAGGATCATATCTCACATCATTCATTTCAAATGTATGAACATAACCATTCATAAGTATAATAGTTAATATTAATTTCATTTAGCAATCAATGTTAGTAGCAATATTGCTATAACAATAATCAATAATAGTTTTGTAAACAAACTTCTAAACTCCTTATCTTCTTTTTCTTTTAGTTTACGCATTATAATATCATGACGAAACTGTTGTTTAATTTTGTCATGTTGCTTTTGATAATAATTTATATCCATATTCCTACACATTGTCCCACAAGCTCGCCGCTTTTTTTATCAGATCCATTTGCACGTCTTTCCACATATAACTTGAGAAGTCTGGAGGAGGAATTAATCTAGCCATATCCTGAACCGAGCCACGACATAAGTACACAAGGTTCTGACGAATTTTATCAACAATTAAATCTTGTTGAATTAAAAATTCCATATACTCAGGCGTAAGTAATTCACAGGTGTCAGGTGTAAAGACATTAAAGTTATCTTGATTAACATAAAGTAAATGAGGAACTTTTTTTGTAGCGTGCCAGTAGAATGCACATTGGCGTACATGATTTATGTCTGGTTGTTTTGGTAAGTATGCTTTGATCCAACTAAAACCAGCTTTGGTATCTGATTTTCTTTTTGATCTATGCTTTGTCTTTAATTCTACAAGTTTAGTTCCATTCATTTGCTCGTAATCTATTCTGCCTATCTTATCTAAAACTAATTCTTTAAATTTATAAGTACAATATCTTTCGCTTGCTACTTCTTCTCCTAGTTTAAGATCATCTAATGCTTTGCAAGTAATCTTAATCATATCAACAAGATAATTTTTTGTATCTTCGTGTTGCTCTTTATCTAATTCATTATGAGGTTTATATTTATCGTACTCAGTAAGCTCTTCCTTAATAATTGTATCTATATTTTTTTTCTCAATAAGCATTCTCTTCTCTGCTTCATACATATATTTAGAAACATATTTTTGTGATGCTCTACCAATAGATACTCCAGCGTTCATTCGGAACGATATGTTTTTATTACGCCTATCAGTTTGATCAAACAAACAATAGTTAACTAACCAATCTGCATTCGTTTGTGCAGTTTGACTTGGTGATCCATGATCAAGTTTAAGTTTTTCATAATACTTAATACAAATATCAGGATCAAAATTATTTATTGCCGATATAGAATTGTTCTTTGTTAAATCAATAACCATTTTTTACCTCTTTCATTGTTGTAAATACTGTTTACCTTTATTGGTTATTATAGTCAATACATATTTTTAAATTATTTATTTGACATATAATCATTATGGTTATATAGGGATTTTTAACGAAAGGAATAATAATGAAACTTAAAAACCAACTAAAAAAACTACTTAAAAAGTATCACAAAACATTTGATTGTTTTGGCAACAGAAGGAAAAATAAATGACACTAAACGAGTACAAAGAAAAGCACAAACTTAGCAATAAAGATCTTGCAAAGTTAATAGGATTAACAGGCAAGAATCCTATCGTATCTGTGATTAGGTATTTAAAGTCAGAGAGAATACCTCATCCTAGATTTATGAAAGTGATAACAGAAAAGACAGGTGTTCAACCTAATAGCTTTTACGAGGAGTGGTATGACAAGTATAAAATATGAAAAGGCAATCGTAATTTGGGAAGATATTAACAGTTGCGATAGTGCATGGAACAGTCAATCAGATTTAGAAAATCTTAAACCTGCTATGTGTAATACAATAGGTTATCTTTATGAAGACAATCCTAACTTTATTAAAATGTTTGCAACATACAGCATAGATCCAAACACTGATGAACTAGACGTTGGAGATGCAATTGTTATTCCAAAAGGTTGTGTTGTTTCAATTAAAAAATTGGAGAACTAAATGATTGATCAAGAGCTGCATGTTGAGGATGTAATAGAAATGTACAACGAAAAGATTTTAATTCTTCAAAAAGAAATAGATAGATTAAACGAAGAGATACAAGTTCTTAACATTGAACTAATGAAAGAAAGATCTAAGAACTATGGCAAGAGAGATATACTTTAGTAAAGCAAGAGTTAATTGGTACAATGAATGGCATCGCCAGATACAGAATGATCATTGGCGTATGATTGATATAGACTCTTACGAGTATTGTAATGAATGTAGAAATGGCATAGCCATTATTGAAACTACCTACGATGTAGGTAAATATAATAAGGTTGCATATTTAACAGCAGATATTGGTACTAAACTAGGCATACCTGCGTATATAGTTTATTATAACATTGAGGGTGCTGACTATCCAACGTTTAAGATCGCAAAAATTAATACCATTTTGGAGGAAATAGACCCCATTTCTGAGGGTTCTTTGATTGAATTAAATGAGCAGGAATATATAGGTTATTTGAATTGGTTAAGACAACAGCATGTTTGCAAAGCTAAACATGAAGTAAAACAGCATAAATGCAGGTAAATCATGGGTAAATACGCAAGCCATATAAGAGTTCCTGTAAGTTTATTTAAGAACGATATATTCTTAGGCTTGGCAGGTAGGAATAAAGCCGATTGTTTAGCGATACTTGTTGTGCTTTTGAGATACTCAAATCAGAAGACAGGCGAATGCTACCCACGTCTTGCTCATATGCACAGCCTACTTGGACTATCTAAGGCTACAATTTATAGACGTATTAAGTTAATGGTGTCTATTGGTTTGCTTAAAAAGAAGCGGCTTTCCTCTACTAATTTGTATAAACTTAACCCTATTTTAATGGTAGGGAGCAGTCAGGGTGACGTGAGTGATACGTCAGGGGGACTGATCAGTGCAGTCAGGCTGACTGGTATTAATAAAGATAACTTTAATATATATCTTAATAGAAATAATTCTAATAATAAAATGGATAATGATAATAGAATAGATGATATTATAAATAGGTATAAGAATGATAAAGATGTATTGATTAGTACATTGTCTAAATTCTTACAGACTACCCCACTTGCCGAACATAACAAGCTATTAAACAACCCAACTTATAAATGGTATATGAAGCTAGTGTTGGAATATAGACAGCAAGAGCTACGCCAAAAAAAACTACTGCCTGAAACTATTGCAAAGCAAAAGATAACAGAGGCTTTACAAGCCAATGGCAAGAAGCGAAGCGAGAGATATGTTGCTCGTGTTAAGTACAATAAGGCAAATGGAATTAAGCCTTGGGAGAGTAAGAAAAACAAATTCTAAATGGCAGGATTTAAAAGTAAAAAGATATTTTGTATGGGTAAGTCTAGGCTATCAGGAAAAGCCTGTCAAGCTAAAGGATTTCCTACAAATAGCTTTACCAAAGAAGGAGTTCAGAAATATCTATGTCGTTTTCATGGTGGTCAGAATTCTGATTACTTTGGATTTAGGGACAGAGCTGGAAAAGGTGGATTTAAAAAAGATAATTATTCACATGCGTCTAGGCTCAGACAACTATGTACTTTGAAACAATTTAAAGATAAACCAATTGAATATGTCAGAGATTACTACGAAAGAAACATCAAAGAACGAATTGACAATCAGCAATTCAGATCTGAATACAGTAGAAGAGCTTCTCGTAAGTGGGAAAACACTTACAGAAATTTTTTCAGATCAAAAAGTGTTGCCGATCAGCTTACACAAATTTCACTTTTGGTTAAGAAAACCAGAGAACAAGGAAGCAAAGATTAGAATATTAGAAGCTCAAAAGTTAGGAGTTCAGACTTTAGTTGATAAACTTTTAGAGATCTATATGCAGGATATATCTGGTAAACAACTAGATCCTAATGTTATTGCTTGGACTAGGGAGAAGACAAAATTTATACAATTCCTGGCTACTAAAATTACAGATCTATACTCAGACAATAAACCACAAGAAAGCAACGTCAAACAAACTATAACTGTGTCTTGGCTTGACAGTCCAGAACTTCAAAAACAATATTTAGATCTAGAAGCAGAAGAACTGAAAGAAATTAATACAAAGGAAATTCCAAACAAGCCAAACAATTAGATACTATCATCAAATTTATAGTCAATTGCTCTATGCTCGTTCTCTCTAAATAGTATTTGTTTAACTTCAAGATTATCTTTAAACATATCCTCTACGTTGTAATTATTTTCTTTAATGTGCTTATCTATTAGGTTGTTGATCAACTTAGATATTGTTAAGTCTTCATGTACAGCACAGGAAATTACTTTCTTCCATACGCTTAGTTTAAGGCTTAAAGTTTTTCTATTAGATACAACGTCAGCAACATTTAATATTATCTTTTTTTTATTGTGCGTATTCATACTCGTAGTTATCCTCCATTATTTTATGATCTAACAATCTTCTAGAATATAATTCATATTCTATGATCTGTTGGTATATTATTTCTCTAATACCTTTTGAATGAACGGATCTATATAAATCAAATTCATTTAAAAGTTTTTCATCATCAAACGTGCTAATGTATTCTTTCATAGTTTGAATTGAGTTCATGTTTATACCTTTCGTTAGTTAGTTAGTTAATCGCATAGCATATTTAATAACTTGCTTTGCTTGTTGTTTATTATCAACAAATATAAATCTATTCTTGTCGTAAGAATAATTTAAAAAGTTGGATAATTCTTTTTTATTAAATTTAGCTACAGTTTTACTTTTGTAGTCTATGATATACATAGTTATCCTTTCGTTAGTAGTTAGTTAGTTTAAAGTATTCATCTAGGTAAACCAATAAATGAATTGCAGCATAACCTAGTAGAATTATTATAGCTGTAGCAATTAATGCTTTTAGATCTGATCTATTAAACATTATGCTACCTCCTGTTGTTTAAACTCTTCTATTTCTGTATCCATATAATTTTCAAAGTAATCATCTTCTAATGCTTCAACTATTTTATCTTCAATAAAATTATTGTAAGCATCTTCTTTATTCTTACCTTCAACTATATATTTTCTAATTAAGCCAGGATATTCTGTTATTACATATTTTTTCATTTTATAACCCTTTCAGTTGTTATTTAATTAGATCTATAAACGTAATAAGTATTACCATTTACATTTACTTCATTTTCTTCATGATCGTATGAAGCAATAAAATGTCCACGACCATCAGAACAAACAGCATCACTAACAAAATGATCGAAGTCTTTTATTAATGATTTAATTGCTTCGTTGCTATCTTCATGAAGCTCTTGAAGTTTTTTAATAACTTCTTCATCTACTTCAGTATGAGCTGCAATAAAATCAGATCTAAAAAAGCAAACGCTTTCTTCAATGTAATTATATACAGCTTCATCAGCTTCATCATCAGTATAGACTAAGTAATCATCCATGCTATTAACTGCTTCATCAATAGAGCAATCAAGATGTTTAGCTAACGCTTCAATTTTTTCTTGTTCTGTTTTATCTACTGTTTTTACTTGTGTCATATTATAACCCTTTCAGTTGTTATTTTTATATTTAATATTATTATAACCAATTTGTCAATAGTTAATTAATTAATAACCAAGCCAAATTTTTACATACTTAGTTCTATAGCAACTCTTATTACCAAAAGTTTTTAAGAAGTGCTTAAGCTCAAGTAATCTCATTCCATGTGCTTTAAGTAGTTTAATTGTTTTCTCTCTTGTCATTACAGGCATTTTATTTCTCCTTTGTTGTTTACTTAATAACCTTTTAGGGTATAATATAATTAATGTAAATAGATAAAATGAATAAAAATATTAAGCTATTGAATTTATTATGTTTTATTTTTAGAGTGTTATTTTATGCGACAAAAGAAAGGGAAGACAAAAAGAAAAGATATATAGAAAAGAAATGCCAAACGAAATTATCAACAGCTTAACTTGTAGATTGTATTTATAAAACAAAACTAGATCATCAATAAAACAATAGAAGAAACAAAACCTTTAATTGTGTGAGTAAGTTTTAAACGTAATGTGTTGCATTTATATCACAATCATATTGGTATAAAGTTGGATTTAGATAATACATTCAGTTGTATTTAAAACGTGTGTATATCTTCGGAAAGTTTACAGTGATAATAAAAAGTTATCGGAATAAACTATTTAATTTATATCCGTCTAAATATGCTTTTAAAAATATCATAATATTTATTGAGGTTTTTGTACAAATTACAAGTTGCATAGGGGGGTATCCCCAAAAATGCCGCCGCACTTCAGATATTGATATACATGGGACTTGTTAGGATACCTTTAGCCATGTAGTCAGTTTGCCGTAAATTTCACAACACACAAAATCGCTAACTCATAATGGGTATATCCCTAAAACAACCCACACCTTTTTCCTTTGCCTGACCAACCTTAATATAATATTAAAACACTACCTATTGTAGTATGTTTGAAAATATGCACCAAGATGATGATGACTTTTACAATTCCAATGTAAAAGCAGTTGTATTTATAGAAAAGGATAATTCCATAACTGTTAAGTTCACAGGATTTGAAAGCAAAGAACATTCAGCAATATTTAGTTCTTGGTTAATGATGTTATTGAATATTGAGAATGCAATCATAAATGATGCAAAGTCTAAATCCATACACTAATGCTAACACCAATTACAGAAACAATTATTAAATCAAATAACTCAGAATATAAAATTCCATATTTACCAAGAAGAGAACAAACAAGACTTCATTTTAAACTAATGAAAAAAAGATGGTCTGTGTTAGTCTGCCATAGAAGGTTTGGCAAAACAGTGTGTATGATTAATCATCTGTTAATGTCAGCATTAAGATCAACCAATAGCAATCCTAGGTTTGCTTATATAGCACCCACCTTTAAACAAGCTAAATCAATTGCATGGGATTATATGAAACAATACACATCATTAATACCTGGCGTTAAATTTAATGAAACAGAATTACGTTGTGATCTACCTAATGGATCTAGAATAACATTATTAGGATCAGAGAACTCAGATGGATTACGAGGTATCTATTTAGATGGTTGTGTTATTGATGAGTATGCAAACATACAAGGTAAGTTATTTACAGAAATTATTAGACCAGCATTATCAGATAGAAAAGGATGGTGCGTATTTATTGGAACTCCACAAGGAACTAATAATAACTTCTATGAATTATTCCAACATGCACAAGGCGATAAAGAATGGTTTCATTATAAAGCCAAAGCATCTGAAACTAAAATAGTAGATGATGCCGAATTAATTGCTGCAAAAAAAGTAATGGGTGAAAAGAAATACCAACAAGAGTTTGAATGCGATTGGATTGCAAATATAGAAGGTGCTGTTTATGGAGATGTAGTTACTAAGATGGAAGATGCTAGGCAGTTAACAAGAGTGCCTTATGATCCATCACTACCTGTGTCAACTGCGTGGGATCTAGGTGTGTCAGATCATTCAGCAGTTATATTCTTTCAACAAATGGGTAGAGCTATAAACATTATTGATTACTACGAAGAACGTGGTCAAGGATTACCGCATTATATTCAAATGCTACAAAGCAAAGATTATGTTTATAAAGATCATTTTGCACCCCATGATATTGAGGTTACTGATTTTAGTAATGGTAAAACAAGACGTGAGGTTGCTTATCAATTAGGTGTTAATTTTAAAGTAGTTCCTAAGATTCCTTTTGAAGATGGAATCCATGCTACTACAATGTTATTACCTAGATGTTGGATTGATACAGACAGTTGCAAAAAACTAATAGATGCGTTAAGACACTACCATAGGAAGTTTATAGATAAAAACAGAATGTTTAGATCTAAGCCTGTACATGATTGGAGTTCACACGCTTGTGATGCTATGCGTTACCTTGCAGTTGGAATCCAAGAAATAAATACTAGACAATCTGCACCGCAAAGTGTAGCAGATAGTGATTATAGGATTATATAAATATGGGATTCTTATCGCCGAAAATGCCATCGTTGCCACCAGTGCAACCATTGCCAGAACCACCTTCTACTAAATTGTCAGAAGAAGAACAGGCAAGAATTAAATCTGAACAAGACGCAATTGAAAGAAGACGTAAAGGTAGAGCAAGTACAATATTAACATCTCCATTAGTTGAAGAAGCAACGACAGAGAAAAAAACTTTATTAGGAATGTAATATGGGTGGTCCAATTCCAAATCCTTTTAAATCTCCATCTGCTCCTGCACCTCAACCTGCACCAGTAGTTTCTCCAACAACTGCAGAAGTATCTCAAGCTACAACAAGTGATATGGATGAAAAAGGAATTAGAAGAAGAAGACGTGGTAGATCTCCAACGATACTTACAGGATCAGCTGGTCTTTCAGAAGGTGCAACTTTAGGCACACCAACTTTATTAGGATAAACAATGGGTGAAACGGATTTAGTAAAAGATCTCTTAAAGAGATTTGGAAAATTAGTAACACAAAGACAAACTTGGGAATCGCATTGGCAAGAAGTTTCAGATTACATGATGCCAAGAAAAGCAGATGTAACTAAAAGAAGATCACCAGGAGATAAAAGATCTGAATTAATATTTGATTCATCACCATTACATGCAGTGGAATTATTATCTGCATCTCTACATGGTATGTTAACTAATCCATCTACACCCTGGTTCTCATTAAAATTTAAAAATATAGATTTAGTAGATGAAGATGCAGCTAAAGAATGGTTAGAAGATTCAACTGAGAAAATGTATGAAGCATTTAACAGATCTAATTTTCAACAAGAAATATTTGAACTGTATCACGATCTAATTACTTTCGGTACAGCAGCAATGTACATTGAAGAAGATGAAGAAGACATAGTAAGATTTTCTACAAGACACATTGGTGAAGTTTACATTTCAGAAAACAATAAAGGAAAAGTAGATACAGTATTTAGAAAATTTAAATTAACAGCTCGTGCTGCAATTATGCAATTTGGCGAAAATAATGTTTCTAAAACAACTAGAGGCATTGCATTAAAAGATCCTTATGAAGAAATTACAATTCTTCACGTTGTATATCCAAGAGAGAATTACGATCCTAGAAAAAAAGATAACAAGAATATGCCATTTGCTTCTTGCTATATTGAACCAGAAAACAAACACGAAATATCTCAATCAGGATTTAATGAATTCCCATACGTTGTACCACGTTATTTAAAAGCATCATTTGAAATATATGGAAGATCTCCAGCAATGACTGCTTTACCAGATGTTAAGATGTTAAATGAAATGTCTAAGACAACAATTAAAGCTGCACAAAAACAAGTTGATCCTCCACTATTAGTTCCTGATGATGGATTTATATTACCAGTAAGAACAGTACCAGGTGGATTAAATTTTTATAGAGCAGGTACTAGAGATAGAATTGAACCATTAAATATTGGTGCAAATAATCCATTAGGTTTAAACATGGAAGAGCAAAGAAGAAATGCAATTAGAGATACGTTTTATGTAAATCAATTAATGATGCAAAATGGTCCACAAATGACTGCAACAGAAGTTGTACAACGTAACGAAGAGAAGATGAGATTACTTGGTCCAGTTCTTGGAAGACTACAATCTGAATTACTAAGACCAATGATTGATAGAACATTTGCTATTCTACTTAGAAAAAAATTATTTAAACCAGCACCAGAATTTTTAGCTGGTCAAGATATTCAAATTGAATATGTATCACCTTTAGCTAAAGCACAAAGAGCTTCAGAACTTCAATCTATTATGAGAGCGATTGAAATATTTGGATCACTTGCAAATGTATCTCCAGTATTTGATCATATTAATATTGATAATCTAGTTACACACTTAGCTGAGATTGTTGGAGTTCCTGCTAAAGTATTAAATTCTAAATCAGAAGTTAATGCGATTAGACAACAGAAACAACAACAAGCAGATCAACAAATGCAAATGCAACAGTTACAACAAGTTGCACAAGCTGGTGGTCAAATAGCTCCACTTGCAAAAGCATTACCTGAGGAGGCAAGAGCTTTAGTAAACCCACAAGAATAACAACTGAAAGGAAAATAAATGGAAGACCAAGTAAATAAATTAAAAGAAATATATAAAATAGTTTTTGAATCTGATGATGGTAAACAAATCATGCAAGATTTAGAAAAGAGATGCCACTATAATACTACCACTAACGTAAGAGGGGATAGTCATGAAAGTGCATATATGGAGGGACAACGCAGCGTTCTTCTATTTATTAAAAACATGCTGCTTAATGATAAACTAAAAGGAAAATAAATGTCAGAACAAATACAGACAACTGAGGTAACTCAGCCTGTTGCAACTGAACAAACAACCGCAACAGCAACACCAATACTAAGCTCAACACAACAACAAACTCAACCACTTTCTGGTAAGACTTGGAAAGAAGCAATCTCACAAGAGTACAGATCAAATCCAAATATAGAAAAGTTTACTGAACTTGATGCACTAGCTAAAAGCTACATCAATGCAGTATCTATGATTGGAACTGATAAGATTCCTCTTCCAGGAAAGTCTGCAACAGATGAACAGTGGAATGAAGTATATAATAAATTAGGCAGACCAGAATCTCCTGATAAATATACTTTAGAACTTAAAACTGATGTTGCTCCTGTTGATGAAAATATAATCAAAGGATTCGCACAGAATGCTCACAAGCTAGGTTTAAATAATAAACAAGCTCAAGGTATTCTAGAGTTTTATAAATCAACATTAGAAGGCTCAGCAAAAGAAATGTCAGTAAATATGGAAGCTGCACAAGCTGAAGCTACTAATGCTTTAAGAGCTGAATGGGGAAGAGCATACGATGACAACTTAAGAAAAGCTGCTAATGTTGCTCAAACTTATTTAGAACCAGAACTTCTTGATACTCAATTAAGAGATGGTACTAGATTAGGTGATAATCCAAAGATCATTAAAGCATTTGCTAATATTGCTAATCTATTATCTGAAGATAAAATTATCGGTACAGAAGCTGATAATGTTCTTCAAGGTAGAGATATTGAAAGAGAAATAGATGAATTAACATCTGATAAACAAGGTGCTTATTGGAATAAAATGCACCCTAACCATAACAAAGTAGTAAATCAGGTGCTTGCATTAAGAGAATTATTGACTCAATAATTTTATTGCAATCAAATCAAAAATACTATATTGCGATTTCTAGGGTGATTTTTAATTAAGTTACCTTAGAAATTGTAAGACAATTCTATTAGAACCTTACATGCCTGTTGGAAAGACAACCGACTAACAGTCGTTAAATGCAAGATAGCCTATCTTTTGGTGGGGAACTTTCTGAA